CCTGCGGTATATCTTTGATAATTGTTTCAAAAACTGCATTAAATTCAGGATGAAGGAAAGCATCATCTTCAAAAATAAAAATAGATTGACAATCATAATACTTTTCAACGACCGCCCGATGGCTTGCGGCACACGCTTGCGCAGCGCCAATGCCTTGGGCTAGTCCATCAACGGCTTCAAATCTCTCAAAAGTAATCCCGTGAGTATTTAATTGTTGCGTGATGCTTTTAAGTCTGTCAGTTCTACGAACAAGATTGATAACAACAACCTTTTCAAATACTTGGTTAAATGTCTGTTTCAATCTCGCCCGCAATACTGGCATAGGCTGCCAAGTCCACAAAAGAATCAAGGTGATCAGGTGTCTCAATAAGGCGAGCAACCTTGACTAATGCCAAGCACATTGCAGCTTGGGCAGGTGTGATTTCAGTTTCAAGCCATACTGACCATAACTGTGCAATGCGTTGGTGATTGACAAGCGGTGAGCCGTAATTCTTATTGCGATCACCGTGTGTAAGGCGGTGAGCCTCTTTTAAGATTTCCCCCCGGTTCATCTGTTTAAGCCTTTGGCTTTGTCATTGTCAGTTCGTGCTTAGGGTTAGCCCAAGCAATAACAACTGGCACAATTGCAAGCCAAATAGTATTGGTTGCGTGTTTCCAATCTGAGGCTGAGAAATCTAAAGGTGACTTTCCAATGATGACAACTGCGGTCAGTGCGTTACCGACAAACCACTTTGCCCACATATCTAATACTTTTGAATTGAATTTCATTTTAGTCCTAACTTGGCGATCAACGCCGCCGCTTGAGGTGGGGTGAGATTTACTTCAATGTGCATCCAATCGGGCTTGGCGCCTTTGTAGGTGCCGCCTGAGCGTAGCCCATATTTTGCACAAATTTCTAATACTTTTGCTTGTTGCTCAGGGGTAAAATTGCCATCGGCATCACCTTGTGGGTGACGAGATGGGAAGATATCCACGGCGGTGCCACTCGCGTGGTTGGATAGGGTGCCATCGCCTCCACGAACATCGCGGTAGGCGTAGCCTTGGACCTCGCCGGGTTCTAACTTTTCAACGCTCTTGTGCCATTCCTTGCAAGCTGCAACCAATAGGGGTGCAACTGCCTTGGCACAACGAAGTTTGACGGGCTTCAATCCGCTCACAACGGTGAATACGGCAATGCCAATCTCGGCTTGATCCATAGATGCAGTCCAGCCATTTGCAGATTTAGTCAATCTTGCGCCTCCGCTTCATCACTTCAACATCAATCTTTATTTGTTGTTGATTTTCTAGCAGTTCCTCAACCTTGTTAATGAGTCCTGTCTTGCCATCATTGTAAAGAGCGTACTCAATTCTGCTCAATTTATCTTTTAATTCATCGGTATGGGTGCGAATGGTGTGTTTTGCAATCATTGCAACCCCGGTCAATAAAGCTAATCCCACGAAAAAGTATGAATAAACAATTGTGGCAACATCGGATGACATTTGGCGCCCTTTCGGGTTATGAGTTAGTAGTCTGTGCTTCTAGTGTGGCTTTTAAGACTGCAATTTCTTGCGCTTGATTGCCGATTGTCTCGCGTAAATACTTGAGAACTTCATTGATTTCTATTTCTTTTTCCATTATTCCCCCTTGATTTGTGGTTCATTGGCATATAAAGCCTTGACTTGATCTTGTGCATCTTTTTCTGTCTCGTGGCAACCCATCACCGTTAGGTCAGAGTTTTTCACAACAGGATAACCTTTGCATCCGTATGAGCCTTTGAGTCCGATATGATATGGCATTTACTTCCCCTCTAGTGCCAATAAACGATTGTTCAATTCTTTAAGTGCCGGAATCAAAGCAACGCCAACGCGATCATAATAGACTGAGTTTGGCTCACCTTCGGCATTATATTCCACAAGATAATCTTTAAGTACGGGAATTTGTGCCACATCTTCTGCAATTAAACCAATCCAGCGTTGCAAGCCTTCTGTTGTTCCCTTTTCTTCTGATTCTACTTTGTCCACATAGGATTTAGGAGTCAAAGAAAAGATTGAAGCCTCGGGTATTGCTTGTTCTTCAATGGCTACTTTGTAGCGAGCAGATGATGAGGTATAAGCAATAAGACCACTTGAAGTATTGATACGCATATTGGCTGCGCCTGTAGTGCTTGGATAACCTGAATTGTAAATATATGAATTGGCGTTCAAAGTATTGCTCATTGTAACAATGCCACCAAAAGTCATTGATCCTTGCATATTGTTACCGCTGGTTGTGATTGAAAGCGAGTTAGAACCATCGGCAGCCAATGATGCGGTTGTGCTTGAAACCGAGCTGCGAGGATAGGCAGTTGTGCTTGGGCTTGAACCGTAGTGCATCATAAAAGCACCTGAACCAATACCTACAAGCCAACCTGCATAAGTGCCACCGTACTTGATGCCAAGAGCATTGTTTGAACCATCTAAAACAACGGCATTTGAGCCTGTGCTTGTAGTAATAATGCCACCGCTAATGACACCACCACCAACGCCAATCAATCCTGTTGAGTTAATAGAAAAACCATTTGATGAAGTTCCAAAGTAACCAGCGGTGGCGTTGATTGTGCCAGTAATGGTTGCACCTGTTGCGGTCAAAAGTCCACTTGAATCAATGATGGCGTTGCCGCCAATGTTCATTGTCGAAGCCGTGATTGTTGCTCCTGTAACGCTGCCTGAAAATACCGCTGCACCTGTTGAGGCGCTGATTGAAAAAGTTGCGCTACCGCCTGAGTTATATCCAGCCAAGCCAGTTGAGTTCAAAACAACACGCGCACCGCTTGTAGAAGATGCACCTGAATAAACAGTTAATCCAGTTGCATCAATTGAACTTAACTGTTTGGTGGTTGGATTTTGAATTGCATAAACACTAGGTTGTAAAGAGTTTTGCGCCGTGGTGTAGGCAGTTGCGGCGTCGGTAAGAGCAGTATTGGCAGTTGATTGAGCGGTACTTGCAGCCGATGCCGCCGATGCAGCTTGAGCAGCGGCATTTGCTACCGTTGCGTTGGTGTCAATAATGCTAGTCACATCACCGTCATTTGGACGATAAGTAACGGTTTGTCCACCACTGTATTCATACTCAGTAGCATCTGCCCAATACACATTGCCAGCCTGATCGGTAAGAGCAGTATTGGTGGCATTGGCAATTGTGAATGTATTAGTTGCAACGCTTGAAATAGTGTAGGTGCCGTTATAGCCGTCAGGTGCAAGCCCAGTAATAGTTACAATATTGCCAGCCGACAAAGTATGACCTGTAGCCGTGTAAGTAGCCGTTGAAGATGTATAAGAAACGGCGGTAATGTCAAAACTTTTGAATGTAATATCTTCGGGCGTGATAGTTATCTGTGGCGATACTGGCATTGTGACCCCTTATGGAAGCGTGACTCTTGTGGCTGAAATTGGACTTGTGTAGTAAGTAGTACGCCAAGAAGTTGCAGTAATTGAATGACGGAATCCTTCAATAACAAGATTAAAGACAAGGTTGCGACCATCAACAGTTGTGCGCTTGACAATACAAAGGTCTTGGATTTCAGTTTCAAGAAAATCAGGATATAAAGAATCAAGTGCTAAAGCGTTAAAACTTACCCCCGCACACCAAGTCTTAGGGTTTTTTGTAAAAGTTGCATAATATTGAGCCAATTTGTTAGCCGTGGCAAGAGTCAAAATCTCTGTTTGAAATTCTTTAATTTTTAATCCGTATTTAGTTACAGATGGTGCATTTTTGAAAAGAATTTGAGGAACTTTGACATTCTTAGGCTTAAAATTCACAAGAGCTGCATTGATGAAATTAAAGATACCGGGGTTTGTATCAATCTCATCATATTCAACAGTGTTTGCCACTTGTTGATCGTTAAATGTTAATTGAGTTGGGCGAGAGAATTTATTGGTTAAATTCACAAAAGTTGCTTTGCCGTCACGAGACATATAAAAAGAACCTGCCTCGGCATCTTCGCACTGATAAATGAAATCCATAATAGGAACAGGCGCATTGGCGCTCCCCTGAGTAGTTGCAGCCAATTGAACTGAGCCTGTTAGATTGCGCCAACTGCTACCTGTACCCCATCCAGCATAGGTAAGCATCCGACCTACACGAGTTGAGGTTGTTTCGCCTGAAAAAGATGCCGTTTTTAATACGGGTGCTGAAAAACGACCAAGGATTGAAATGCCATCAACAAAAGTCATTGTTGCGGTTGCATCAAATCCTGCATCCATTTTAGTTGTTTCAAGATAGCCAACATATAAAACATAAGATGTGCTTGCCCAAGTAGCAACCACACGGGCGCGAAGGTCAGCTCGAAGGGCGGTGACACCGCCTGAAACCCAAGGACCACTGAGATTGTCAGGATCATAATTGCCTGAACGATTGTCTAGAACTGCAATCAATTGCCCTGCATCAATGCGTTGATCCGAACGAGTGCGACCACGGTAAATATCTAATGAGCGCAGATCGGTAGTTGGAACATCGGTATAAGAACCATTGAAAAAGAATTGAATCTTTATCGTTGGTGCATTGGTGCCGTCAAATGCTGGCATTATTTATACCCCCAAAACTGCTGGACTGATACCCTTACGGCGCAGCAATTGTGCCATATCATTACGAACACGAAGCGATAATTCTTTTTCTGTTACAACTGAACCTTGGATGTAATTGATGATGGTCACACCTAAGCCACCCTTGCCAAGTGGCACAACGGCTTCAGGTCCGGCTTCACCGATCATTGCAATTGTCGGGCGATTCACAATTCCACCTGCAGCAAGTTTAATTTTAGGCAATGGCATTGAGCCAAGAGTTGCTGAGTTAAAAGGTTTGATTGGTGTTGGGTTAAGAAGGCTACCCTTCTTGCCCAAATCAGGTGTGATATTGCGATTCTTGTAAGCATTGTATGCAAAGTACCCAAGAGCTGCTAAACCGCCCACAACTGCAACACCTGCAAAAAATGGCGCCCACGCTGCACTAATAGCAGCACCGCCTGTAGCCCCTGCAGCGCCAGCGGCAGCGGCAGCCTCACCGACACCTACAATGGCACCGATCAACTTAGCGGCTTGGAACAATTTGTAAGCGGCATTGATTGCCTTAATACCTATGGCAACACTTGCAAGGGCAATGCCCCAATTCTTGATTGCATCTTTATTTCTCTGAACAAATGGTTCAACCTTGACAAGGAAATCAACTAAATCGTTCAAATAAGGCAGTAATAAACCACCAAGTGTTTCCTGCACATTATTCATTGCAAGCCTGAATTGTTCTAACTTAAATGAACTTGTGCCACTTACTGCTGCAATTGATCCAGTAAAACTGCCGCCCAAACGCCCTAAATATGAATCAAGGCTTTCTGTAGCCTTTTTTGTGGCTCCCATACTCTTGGTGACGGTAACAATCTGACCGTTCATCACCTTCAAGCTTGAAGTATATTGTTTGTTTCCGCCTGTTGTCTTTGGAGCAATCTTAGTTAAATTGACAAGTGCCTTGAACTGACCGCGACTTGCTTTTGCCATTGCATCGGTGACTTCACTAACATCTACACCTTGCTTTTGTGCAATCTCTAAAGCAAGAGTAAGCATCTTTTGAGACTTGGTGACATCTCCCGTTGCGCGAACAAGGGTGTCAAATGCAGGGCGAATCTTGTCATCGGCAACTGCTGCAAACATCTCAGATTTCTTGATGAATTTCTCAACATTGAGAATCTGTAATTCAGATGCACCTGCAACTGTCTTTAATGTATTTGCAAGGCTGATTGCACCTTTTTCATCATCTGCTGCAGCCTTGGCAAACTTAGCAGCGGCAGCACCTAACCCAATCAATAAAATGGATGACTTACGGCTTGCACTCTCTAAGACATTTGAGGTTGCAAAGGTGTTCTTTTTGATGCCATCTAAAGTGCGGTTGAGTGAGACATCGCGCCCGAAGAAGCTAACCGTTAAGGATTTATTCTGCGCCACCTATTGCCTCATTTCATCAATTTGTTTTTGCAAACCTTGTTGTTGTTTTTCTGCTACCGCTAAAAGACCAAGCATTGTTGTTGCTTCAATCTGCCAAACATTAAGAGGCGTGATGCCGGGATAAGTTTGGCAGATCAGAGCAAGGTTCTTATTTATTCGGTCTCGGTAGCAACTTCTTTTGGGTCAATATCTTCTTCTCCTTCAAAGGCAATATCTCCTGCAGCGGTGTCCTTGAGGACATCTGCAATTGATACAACCTCGCCTGAACGAGTGCGACAAACCCACGCTAAAGAATACAAAGCCTTTGCCAAGGTGTAACCCTTGGGTGCCTTGTCAGGATTTTCTAGCGCGTTAAACAATCTCAAACCATCTACTTCAAAATGATCTTCAATTGCCATTAGTTCTTCACCGAGAAGCTGAGGTGTACCGTTCTCACCCGGTGCTACATACTTCTTACCTTTTATGCTGATTGGCATTTATTCCCCCTGTTGTTGTTTGTAGATTTTTGTATTGGTTAAAACGCTCAAGCCATCTTCAACTGCAAGACCCAAAGCATTATAGACAATATCAACATTGCGTGGCTTGTAAGCCGTTACTGCTAAGTATGGATGTGCTTCCTGATCTACCCAGTTTTTCTTATTGCCAAAAACAGGGTGTCTCCATCTTTTCTTGCGACCTTCAAGATAGTAAGGCAATGTGCGAGGTCTGCCCGAGATTGCTATAAAGTCAGTTGTTGAAACTCTTATCTGCAAGACACCGCCCTTGCCGGTTCCGTTAAATCGAGACTTAACAGAACTGGCAACGGCACGGCGCAAACTAAATAGATTTTCATAACTTTGTTGAGTCTGCCCTGATTCTACCTTTGATGGCAAAGATAATGCAGCTTGCTTGATGTCTGCCACAATAGGTTTTGCAGCAACATTCAAGCGCTTTCGCATTGATTTTTGAATCTCAGGACTGACGGCATTGATTGACTTATAGAACGAGATGAACTCTGAGCGATCAATCATTGGTGCGGTCATTGGCAAACCTCAATTATGCAACAGGTGTATAGACGATTGTAAGTGGCTGATCTGTTCCGTTGTCGTATGCTTGGAATGTAAAGTTGATGTCAATAACTTCAGGACCGCCTACTTGTGGCGCCTCTCCATCAAACTTAACCGCTGGCAAGGTGATAGATAGGACTGAAGAACTTGGACCTGAAAAGGTTAAGACAAGTGCTGCAGATGTATCTGCTAAGAACTTTGCAAGCAATGTTGTGTCTGTAAATTCTGCAGTAAGGCTGCCAGTGATTGCACGGAAACCATTGATAATCTGTTCAGCCTTGATACCTGCAGAACCTAGATTGAAACGATCAGTTTTCAATACATTATCAACAGACAAGGTGAAGTCCTTGATGTTAGCAACAGATGAACCATCAACAGTTATTGCACCTTGAGCAAAGTGGAAAACTGAGTTGTTAGATGGGAACGATGCAGTTGCAAGCGATGTTGAAGTTGTAAAGGATGCGCCATCAATAGTGAAGCGACCCGTTGCAATTGCACTCTGAGCTGCTGAGATTTCCCAAGATGAAATCTTGCAACCGGCGATTGTCTTAGGCGTTACTGTGCCGCCGTATTGTGGAACGCCAACTTGGGCGGTAAATGACTTGCCATAGACATCGCCGAGGGTATAAGTACCGCTTGTTTGAACGGTTCCTCCCATTGCGTATGAAAGCAATAATCCTAAGCCCTTTGTTGGAAGGTCAAGGTTAATATCACCCGTTGCATCTGAAGTAGTAACTACACGGCGCCCTGAGCGAGCAACCTGACCACCTGCGCGAAGTCCTAAGCCAACTGAGATGTTCTTGTTGTAGTTAATGCTTTCATTGGTGAACTCGTAAAAGGTCGAAACCGTTACGGGTGTGTTAAAAGTTGTTTCAGTTGCGATTCCAAGTTGGGAACCA